GTGGCTTTTCCAGTACCCTCTGACGATGAATCTGCAAGACGGAGGGCGGAACTTCTCAGAAAGTATGTAATGCCGCACAAGAATCTGATATACAGCATTTGTATTAAATATACCTATAACCAGGAGGACATAGAGGATAACTATCTTGAAGCGCTGGTTAATTTCTTCAAGTACATGGACAGTTATGATCCGGCGCGTCCGGTGAAAACATGGATCTATGCCGTGACCAAGCGGCTTGTGGCGGACCTCAACAACCGCAACAAAAGCCGCATGCCCCCGGATGACAATATCGACATCTCGGAAATATCCTCCTCCCTGCCGGGCGAGGACGAACCGTCGGAGAACTGCATGGGAATGGATAATTATCACAAGTATTACAATGATGATATCCTTTGGGCATTGGACAGGCTCAAGCCGATTTACAAAGAGGCCCTGCTTTTACAGCAGGCGGGCTATAAGATCGGAGAAATCATGGAGATAACTTACCGCAACGGAACATTGCAGACCAGAAATGTGGAGACGGTCAAGAGCCGTCTCTTTCTGGCCAAGACACAACTGCGCAAACTTTTGACACGTGATGGAGAAAAAAGAGTGGATTGACGGATGCCGGAGGCTTTTTACACGCTTGCTCCGTGCGGCAGTGTGGCCGGATTTCCAGTTCCCGTCCGGAGGAAAGGCGGACAGACAGCTTTCGGCATGTTTCGACCTGTTGTGCCGGGAAGCCGGATCTGTCAGTCCGGAACGCCTGTCCGATTTCTGCATATGCCAGGTGTATGCCCTTTCCGGATATGCCCCCTCTTATCGTGGAAAGTGGAATATTTCCCACTCGTTTGGACGGAAGGCAGCTGACCGGTATCTTCATTCCGGAAAGGAACGCCGTTATTGGGAAGACCGGTGGCTGAAAGGTTTCGGACTATCACGTGACAGTCTGATACAGGTAGTGGAGAACCGCTGCGGGCATCCTTTCAGACGTTTCATTTACCCGGAATATGAGGAGATTACCAAACGGCGTCTGCTCTCCAGCGAGGCCGGCTATCTCGTCTGTGCGCTCTCCACATTGATGTGGACACCCTTCTCGCCGTCATGTTCCAAATGTGCGAAAGCGGATCCGTGCCGCCGTAGAACAGAGGCTCGTTATCCGGAACTTTACCGGATTCGTTGTGAGGCATGGTGGAAAGAGGAGGTGAAGCTATGAGTTCCGTCAATCCGCTCAGTGCCGAGTTCCTGTATGAGCTCTATGCCACGGCGCTGTGCCAGGAGCAGCTGTGCGCTGTCCTTTCCCGCCACATGCGCAAGGAATACCTTCCAGACCGCTCATTCCAACGGGTGCAGGAGGCTATTGCCGCACATTTCAGAACCTACAAGACACCGCCGTCATATGCCGTACTGGCACAGACTTTCCATGAGGATTACGATGCCATTGAGTTGATAGATACCTTCCGGGAGTATGACGAGGGCCAGAGTTCCGAAGTGATGATCGACATGCTGGAGTCCTACATCAAGGGTGTCCGGTTACAGTCGGTCTATGCGGAAGTGGGAAAACTGTATAACGAGAACAAACAGGACAAGGCGGAAAAGGCATTGCGCGGGTATGCCGAATGGCTGGCGGGCTTTACACTGAAGAGTACCTCGTTCATTGATGTGGCGGAGACCTTTACGGAGCGCTTCCAGCGGAACCGCCGCCGTGAGGAGGAAGAGGAACGTTCGGCATCACCACGTGTGTCCCGGTTCTATATCCCGTTTCTGGACGCGCTCAATGCCGGGCGCAACCTGCGAGGGCAGCTGACCTGCTTTCTTGCCAGTACCGGTGTGGGGAAATCCCATATCGCCAAATGGATAGGTGTCAGGGCGGACATCGACGACGAGCTGCATGTGCTGCACTTCCAGCTGGAGGGGTCCGAGGAGGAAGCGTTGAACGCCTATTCGGGAGGGCTGGTTTCCAAGAACGCCTATTATTACGAACGAGGAAAGATCCCGGATACGGAGATGCGCCATCTGGAAAAGCTAGTGGCATCGTATGCCGGCAGCATCACGGTACGCAGTTATCCGCGTTTCAACGCCCAGGTATCGACGCTTGACATCAAGAACGGAATCTCGGAATGCCGCAAACTCAAAGGTCACAATCCGGACATCGTCATCGTCGATTCGATGGATCTGCTGACAGACGCCAACCGCCGTTCATGGGGGGCCGACCATGAACGCGCAAAGCGTATCGCCGTGGCCAATGACCTCAAGGACCTGGCGGCGGACGAAAAGGTATGGATGGTCGTGACATATCAATCGACCATTGAAGACCGTGAGTGGCTGAACGACGAAAGGAATGTACTGACAGAGTACAACTGTTCGGAAGCCAAGGGGCTGGCACGCCCATGCACGCACCTTATTTCGCTCAACCAGTCATCAGCCGAACGCAAGGAAAACATGATGCGCCTGCATGTGGCCAAGAGCCGCTTTTTCAAAAAGGGCGATACCATCAAAATAGCGACGGACTATGACAACGAGGTGTTCTATGACGGGCAGAGGACGCTGAATCTGAACAGGGAATAAAAAACGTTCAAAATGAAAGTTCAAGAGCAGATAGTTTTATTCCTGTGAAAATGAACAGCAAAAGGCAGACCAATCTCCCCCATATAGAGAAGGCTATGCTCCCCGTTCTTCCGGTCGGTCAGCCCGCTAGGCATGCTGTACAGAGTTCTGTAACAGGCCGGTAATAGCGGTACGGGACTGCCACCGGAAACCGCTTCATTCCGGGTAACGGAGGGTGATTACGGCATGCCCTTTTTCATAGCGTACCCTAAGTCCGAGCTTCTCCAGTTCCTCTCTGATAAGGGACTCCTCGAACCCTTCGGATATGAAT